CATCCCTTTCAGGTCCTCATGCATATTGGTGTTCAGCTGTACATCCAAAATCAGATTTGCAGGAATGATTTTTCTCAGATGCTTTTTCAGAAATTCTTTCCTGTCCTTTACCCGCAGTTCCAGTACGACCTGCAGCAAATACCTCTCCTGTTCCGCCTTTATCCTGTAAGCATCTGCTCCAAGGCAGCCATCCAGCCAGTCCTCCAGATGAAACAGTGTGTATGGACTTCTGCTGCTCCACCCTGAAAGGATCTCTGCCCTGAGTTTCTCTGTTTCCATGCCTTCCGCCCCATATAGTCCCATTATCCCGGACAACCGCAGAAGGCCGCTTCTTTCTGCCGTCAGGATCCACTGATTTCTGATCAGTTCCTCCTTTGCCGCCGCTTCCTCTTTCAGGATACCGCCTTCCATTTCCGCCAGTTTCTGAAATTCCTGCAGTTCTCTTACCGTATTCGGCAGATAGTATAAATATCTGTTTTCCGTCATGCTGTCACCTCGATTTCGCCCAGCACAGGCACTTCATTCTCTCCCAGAACCAGATTCCCGCTGTTTCCATTGATGCGACAGTCAGAGACATCCACCACGCCCGTCGCTTCCAATGCACGGCTTTCCAGATAACTGATGCGTACCGTCAGGAAAGGACTGTCCGCCCAGTTCTTCCGCATTTCTTCCAGATATGCCTCAAACCGTTCCCGAATATCCGCCAGGACCGTTTCCTGTGCAGTTCCTTCCGCCAGAGAAAGACCCACGGAAATATTACAGATCACTTCTGTCACGCCTTCTGCAGTTACCTTGTGTCCGATGGGCGCAATGCCGCAACCTTCCCCTCTTTTTTCAGGATCGATCTGTTCCTGCAGGCTGTCCAGTTCCGTTTCTCCGGGGCTTCTCCAACCCTGGTCGATAATGACCACCTTTACTGTGCCGCCACCGTTCCATACAGGATACACCTTCACACCGCCCACATTCTGCAGGCTGCTGATCTTCCTTTTATAATCTGCCACATTTCCGCCAAAGGCATCTGCCTCAAAACTGGCAAAATATCTTTTCCGCAGCTCTTCATCGGCTTCTTCATCCTCGCCGTCTGTCCGCAGTTCTGTCAGAGATGCCTCAGCCAGTCCTGCCATGGTTTCCACAGGCACCAGATTCCCCAGATACTGATTGCCGCAGGCGCCTGCCGTTTCGCATTCCAGAATATATCTCCCGTCCTCTGTTTTCCCGATAACTGCATAATAATATTCCTCCAGAAAGAACCGCGTCCCCATTTCCACAGGATAATCTGCTCCGTTCTCATCCAGAAAACTGCCGCAAAATGTCGCCTTCACTGCCGCTTTCCTTGCAATGCCTCTCTCCGCCGCTCTTCGGGTCAGGTCATCGCCCAGAGCCGTATCTGCAAAAGTCCTGTCCGAAAGCATTTCCAGTTCCGTATAAAAAGCCGCTGTTTCCGCCGCATTGGGTGCCAGTGCGTCATAGATCAGACTGCCCTGCCTTTTATCTCTCCTGTCATCCACCATATCCAGTTTTCTTTCCATCAGTGCCTCATAACTTACCATCAGAGATCCACCGTCCTTTCCGCCTTCATCTCGCCAAACATCGTATGTACCATAAATTCCGCCGTCACGCTTCCCTTTTCCTGCACAAAAGAAAAATCCGTTACCGCCGTCACTCTGTCGTCTGCCAGCAGGGCATCTTCAATCCGTTTTTTCAGTTCAGGGATCACAAAAGACGCTCTTTTCCCATACAGGTCTTCCAGTTCAATGCCATAATTCCAGTCATAGATCGCATAACGATATCGTTCTGTCTGCAGTATTTTTCTGACCGCCTGTTCCATAGCCTCTTTTTCATCCACCGATCCTCTTGCCTCTGCCCGTTCTTCATTGATCTTCCATGTCAGACTGGGAATGGTGATCTTCTCGATCATCGTCATATCAAGTTCCGTTTCCTGTGTCGGTATCATGTTTCTCCCCCTTTTTTCACTCTACCCAGCACCAGATACTGCTGTCCGTCTGCAGCCCGCAGAAGAGAAACCGCCTCTCCTTCACAAAGCATACGCTTTCTTTTCATCTGATAATTGTGCCATTCTCCGCTGTCCAGGCGAATGGTGCCGCTTTCTTCCCAGTCCATGACCTGCTCCGTCAGCACCAGAAATTCCGCCGTCAGTTCCAGCCCCTCTTCCAGACGAATGGTCAGGGGGTTTTCCGCGGTTACGATGCCGATACAGAAATCCGCCCCTGCCTCTGCCGTATCCAATGCCAGTTGTCTGATGATCTCCAGCATCCTTCCTCCTCCTTCATCTCAGCCGCCTGCCGCAGCCTTCCCGTTCTTCCCATAATTTCTTCGTGATCTGCCGCATCAGTTTTTCCACATCTACTTCTGCTTCCTTCTGCGGTTCTTTCCAAAGATGTACTTTCTCTGTCTGTTGTTCTTCCGCCTTCGCCGCTTCTGTTTTCTGCTCTGCTTCCATCAGAAACGGCACTGTTTTCCGATCTTCTTTTTCCGCCATAGGTTCATCCTGCAGAAAAATCAATTTATCCCTGTTTTTCCTTTCCTCTGCTGCGTCTTTCCGAAAAACCTTCGCCGTTTCTGCAAAAATCCCCGATTCTTTCCCGTTCTGATGCTTTTCCTCAGGCTCCGAAAAAAACAGTTTCTGCTTCTTCTCTGCCATCTTCATAGGGAAATCCCGTTCTCTCCCTCTCCGTGCATCCGCAGCACCTGACTCAACAAAATGATTTTCCACGACTTCCTTCTCCCGCTGAAATCCGATCCCATCCTCTTCCATGTCCCCGAATCTTTCCTTCCAGAAGTCCAGCAGTCTTCCGAAAAGGCTCTTCCGTTCCTTCTCCATATCCCTTCTCCCCTCTTACTTTGCCTCCAGTTCCAGTTCGATCACCGCACAGCAGAACATCCGCTCAGGCACCGTCATCTCCGCCCATTCCTTTGGACGGATCCCGTATTTACGGAGGGCATAGCAGGCATAATCCGCCTCATCCACACCCTCCTCGATCAGTTTTTTGCCTGTTCTTTCCAGTTCCTTCTCCTCTGCTGAAAACCGTTGATATCCTTTACCGCCTCCAGCAGTTTCACATATTCCCCGGGATACAGCATCTCCTTCAGCACCTGTTCGCCGCTTTCCACACCATAGCTTTCCCAAAGACCTTTGTCATGCAGATCCGGCTCCACCACAGACAGCAGACATAAAACCGCCCATCTGTCCTTCTTTCCTTCTGCCGCCCTGCGATATTCCTCCTCGCTGACCGCACGAATTTCCCACAGCACTTCCTGCCCTTCTTCCATAAAGCAGGGCGAAACCTGTATCCTTCTGTTTTCAGGAAATCCATTGTTCTCCTTCAAAAAATGTTTCAGATCCATCCTTATTCCTCCTCAATGCGGATCTCCAACCGCATCCGATGTTCGCCGTCCTCAAAAACATGGGTACATCCTTCGATCAGAGCCATCCCTGTCAGGCTGATCTCCGCCAGATCCGGGATCTCCAGCCAGATGCTGTTCCCTGCTGTAAGCAGCATTTCCCCGTTGATGTTTTCCACCACCAGTTTTTTCACTACTCTGCTTTTTTCCTGCAGGATATTCTCCGCCAGTTCTCTCAGCTGCGCCTCATTCAATGTATATGCCACCCGTTTGTAATACTGCAGCCGCCCCCATTCCTTTACCTTGTCTGCCTTTTCCGCCAGATACGCCTTCCGTTCCGTTTCCTTTCTGCCTGCATGGTAAAGCTGCACCGCATTGTATGTATCTCTGCTGATGTCCGTTCTGTATGTGTAATCGCTGATGCCGCCGTCGCACCGAAGCACCGCATCCGTCACCAGTTCTCCTCTCTCCTTTACCACCAGAGCCCCTGCCTGATCATACAGGAAATATTCTTTCCCCGTTGCCTGTCCACAGATCTCCAGTGCTGAAAGAATGATATCCACCAGTGTTTCCCCTTCTTCGATCCTCTGGGGCATCTTCCATCCGCTGTCACTGATCTGTCCAACCGTCAGGCCATAGTCCGCTCCGATGGTCTGTATCACTTCCTTCGCACTTTTGTTCACAAAAACATAAGTGGCCTTGTTTCTCGTCAGATAAAACATCTGATCATAAGCCGTCACGGAAATGATCTGTTCGCCGGTTCTTTCCTTTGTCATCACAAACCCGCTGAATCGGCTCATCCCGTTCACATACAGAGTCACTTTATCCCCTTCCACAAAATTCACAATGCCGTCCCTGACCACCTTGAATTTCAGTCTGCCTGCCTTTCCTTTAATGCTGGCATACCATTCCACGCCGCCCTCCAGTATGGGCGTTGCATCATATACCTGACTGCCGTGCTGCAGCAATAACTTGATCTCCATCCCCTTCTCCCCTTTCATTTTTTTACAGTTTCAGCACCTGCCCCACATAAATTCTGTTCGGGTCACTGATACCATTCTTCTTTGCTATTTCCTTATATCTCGTGCCGTCGCCCAGTTCTCTCTTTGCAATATTCCACAGACAGT